AATGCATCAGATGAAAGCAGATACTTATGCAAGAGCGTATCAAAATGAGATTGCCAGTGCTATTTCCCGAATGAGAGTAGGAACTGATAATGATACAGGTTCACTTCTGATAACCAGCAGTAGAATAACAAGATGATTGAGTTCAAATATAATTCACCTGTATTCAAACTGGGGAAAATCTCCCGTTCAGAATGGAGAGAACTGGGAATGTCAGCAAGAAGCGAAATAGTGAAACGCACTCGAAGCGGGATTGATATCAATCACCAACCCTTCCACGAATATTCTGCAGCAACCCAGGAATACAAAAGTGGGATAATGCAGACAAGGGGATTAGGTTCTTCTGTGGTTACTCTTCAGGATACAGGACAAATGCACCGTTCTCTCAGTATAGAGGTTCAAGCGAATGCAGCTATTCTATATTATGCGGATCAAAACAGGGCAAGAGTAGCTTTGCTACATCAAACGGGAGGTTTTCATCTCCCTAAGCGAGAACATTTTGGCTTCAATAAAACTGATGGTAATAAATATCTGGAGAAGATTGCCAAACTTCAAACTGTAAAAAACAAGAAGGCAAATAGATGACGAATCAAATAACCGATATAACTGATGAAATATTGGCTGCTCTTCGGGAAGCAGGATGTAGAACAGTAGGTATATTACCGGAGGTCTTAATATTCTCGGGCAATAATAATCCCTTTGGCTTCATCTTGCTTAATTCCGAAACCACGGAAAATGATAATGGTGGAATATTGACTCAGCTTCTGGATATATCTATCTTTATTATTACTCAAAATGGTATCAATAAAACGAAAGAGCATTGTAATGTTCTCTATGCCGCAATTGGCAAAATATTAAACAGCTCTGGATTAAATTCCAAGACCGCATTAGTAAATTTAGAGACAATCAATTGGCACGCTGATATGCCATTTGTGACTCAATTAGTGGGTGACTTGGACATTATATCAAGCATAAATTTTAACATTAAATATATGAATGCGAGGTAATTATGCGTATTGTAAAACTCAAAAAAGGGATAACAGCAAGGATTATACCTTGCAATGGCAAACTCTACAGATTATCTGCTGAAAAGGAGACAGAAGTAGAGGATAGTGTGGCTGCTATGGTGGCTGATATTCTGGAAGTCAATGAACCTGTCCAGAAGGAAGTACCCAAGCAAGAAAAGAAAAAAGAACTGGAAATCTCTGTAACAAATGAGATTTCTGATAATGAAACTAAAATCCCTAAGAAGGAGAAATAAATGGGAAATTACAGAAGTGGTAATAAATACAGAGTAGCAATCGGACTGGAGACATCGCTGGGAAGCGGGAATACGCATTCAACGGGAGGTGCTTCTCCGACTTTTTCAGTTCGTTGGGATGACTTAACCGTTATGCCTGTGAAATTAGAGCTTAATCCTGATAGACAGCTGATTGACACTAATTATAAAACAGGAACTTCTCAGGCAACGGCTTATGAGCAAGTTCAAGGCGTTACCGATGGAACTTTCACATTATCAGGAAAACTATCTCTTGATTATGAGATATTATTGCAAGCAATGTTTCATCAAGCCCCAGTGAATCAAAAATATACTTTTGACGATACTCCACCTACAGCAAAATCGCTGGTAATGATGAAGGTTTGGGATGATGCACCCGTAGATAAAAAATATAAAGTTGATATTGCCAAAGGTTGTGCGGTTGATTCATTGGTTATTACAGGTAGAAGTAAAGAGGTAATAGAATTCACTATGACAGGTAGAATGACTGATCACGAAAGAGAAGTAGAACAGGTTATTACTGGAACCGATCCCGGGCTTACTTTCCCTGATGTGGTTCAGTTTGGTGATACAGTATATATCGGTAATTTTGGCGAAAAAACCAGATTGACTGAATTCTCTTTGACCCTGACAAATGTGTATATTGATGACACTAAACGCTATACTAATTCAATGTCCAGATTGCGAGATATAATTCTTCGGCAGGAAGGCGAATTAAATGTAAAAGGATTATTCAAGCAAGAAACAACTGAGCTTAATCCGATGGATGATATTGGTGTTGATAAGCTATCTCCTTTATCGGAATCTATAACACTTGTTTCTGGAGCGATTTTATGGGATATTGTTTTTCAACCATTGGTTACAGCATTTGATTCAGCCGATCCCGATAGGGATTTGTTTGAAAGCAATGTAACAATGAAAGCAATTGCTAGTGGTAATGTAGATAATAGTGTCTCAATTCAAATATCCTAAAGGAGAAGAAACATAATGGATAAATTTAAGGATTGCCTTGCTACTCGGATGAAAGCGTTTGAATATGAAATTCAATTAGATGGCAAATATTTTGCTACGGCAAGAGTTCGCTCACCTCTGCTTAATGCCAAAATAGAGGAAAAGGTATTTACTCAGGAAATTACTTCCGATGGCAATATCAATCGTGTATTCAATGGCGGACTTGTAGCCATATTTTATACTATTCTTTATAGCTTAATAAAATGGGAACTGGAATATCCACTTACAGAAGAAGGATTGGAACTTTTTGCTATGGAAAATCCGGACGGCTATAATGAAGTGTATATGCAGATAATGAATCACGAGAACGAACTCAAGGAACGAACTGAGAATAATGAAAAAAACTAATAAGAGCGGTAGAATTCTTATTTGCCAACCAGAGTTCTACCGTCCTTGAAGATAGGGAAATACTAAAATATGCTATATGCAGATATTGCGAGAAAATAGAGAAATGCGATCAGAACGAGGAAATGCCCATTATATCGCCACTCAGCCGGTATATTATCCAATATCTAATGGAAATCAACAATGGTTTCCATCAATATCCGCTGACTGGCTCGTGGGAAAACCAACCGCAATGGTTCATAGACAATCTGAATATAGCAAGAACAACTCAAGCAAACAAGGAAAGAGAAGAGCGTGAACGATATAACTCAGAAATTGCGTCTGATCTTCGGCGTAGAAGGTGAAGAAAGGGCAGCCACCCAAGTAAAAACCCTTGATAAAAGTATTATGGGTTTGGCTAAGAACATAGGTTTAGCTGCGATTGCCTACAAGACATTCACTACCGCTCTGGATATAGGCAAGAAGTCACTGCAGAATTATAATGAGGCAATTATCGCTATGCGTCAAGTAGAAACTACCCTACGCTCTACCGGTCAAGCAGTAAATTGGACAACTCAAGAATTATCTAATATGGCGTCAGAATTGCAACATGTTTCCAAATTCGGCGATGAAGAAATTCTCAAGGGTGCAACTCAATCACTTTTAAGATTTGATGGTATTAGCAAAGAGCTTTTCCCGAGAGTTCAAGCATTGACGGTGGATATGGCAGAAGGTATGGGAAGTTTAGAAGGTGCAGCTAAAACGCTCGGCATTTCTCTTGCAGACCCGCTTTTGGGAATGACTCGCCTAAGACGAGCCGGGGTTATGTTCAATGAAACTCAGCAGGAAACAATAAAGAGATTAGTAGAAACAGGAAATAAAACAGAAGCACAGAAATATCTATTAGACGCATTAGAGAAAAAATATAAAGGATTAGCATTAGCTTCGGCAACTACAACTCAACAATTAAAGAATGCTTGGGGTGATTATTTGGAAACGGTAGGTGGTTCATTATCTTTCTTTGAAGGAGTGAAATCTGCATTTACTCAATATCTGATTTTGATGGCAAAAGAGAGTGACACTTTTACCGAAGGAGAAATCAATAATTCTTCTGCGGTTCAAATGGCTTGGGGAGACGCTACTGCGGGATTGATTGTCTCGGGGAAAGGTTTGACAACTTTCATTTGGGATTTTGTAAAGATTAGTGGCGGAGCTATAAATTTAGTTGCAAATTTAGTTGCGCAGGGGGTCTTTGCTATAGATTTTGAATTAAAAAAACTGATAAACAAATATTTTCAAACTATCAAGAAAATAATTGATACAATTAGTGCTTTCCCCCCAGCAGTAATGTCAATATTGGGCGGAGACGAACTTAAAAATGCTTTCGGTTCAATCGCTGATATATGGAGTAAAAGTGCAGATATAAATAAAAAAAATCCTTATTTGGAAAATATAAAAACAGATACTAAATTAATTACCCAAATAATTAAAAATAGTATTCTTGATATGGGTAAAATTCCAGAATCAGTAGAGAAGACATATTCAACTATTACCTGGGAAGTAAGAAAACGAATCAATGAACTGAATGAATTATCCAAAAAAGGCATAGATACTTCTGCATTACAAAAAATGCTTGAGGATTATGAAAAAGGATTAGGCGATACAGGTGATAATCTCAAAC